TTGGGGTGGGTCGCGCCTGACACGGGCTTCCATGACTCGGTTTTAAGACCGTAATTGGAGCCATTGCTGAGGAGCGTAGACAAACGATAAAGTTTAGGAGCTTGGCCCACATCGCCATAAAAACGGCGGCAATACTTACACGTGAGCGCGTCGCCCACGATAATACGATACACGTAAACGTCGTCTAGATCAGCACCACGATTATCGGTCACGATGCGGTCGACTGACCCGATCCCGATGGCATTCGACATCTCAGTGAGCGCCACACGTTGCCAATCGCGAGTCCCATCTTTGGCGGAGTCTCGGAGCTTCTGTTTGATCTTTCCAATAGACGACTCTTTTACGAGCTCGTCCATGATGTCAGTACGGTTGAGGTTCTGAAGCGCGTTAAATTTGTAGTCGTCGTTATTGTCCCGGATGAATCCCTCAATCCGAGTCACTACGTCCATCTTGAGTTTGTCGATGAGTTGGCGGGTCTTGTCGTTCAGGTTCTGAACCGTATAATCATTGGCCTCGCCTTCGGGCTTGATCCCCTCTTGCGACTGTTGGCCTTTCATGTCTTCGACCGAGATGGGCGAATTCTTTCCGACTGGATTGTTGATGAAATTATGGTAATAAACCATTGAGAGCAACGAGTCCTTATTGGACGTGTCGATGCCCGCAGCTTCCATCTCTTTGATCTCTTTAGCCGTGAAAACAGAGCGGCCTAGTACAGATATAGTTAGACGTTGGTAATGCTTCTCAATGATTTGACGGATCTTCTCGATCGTCTCTTTACTCACTACCATGTGAGTACTCCTCGTCCAAAGCGTCGCTGATTTCGCGGACCATCTCGGTATAAATTCTGGAGTGAATCTCTTCTAAGCGTTGAGCCATGTGGACCATGGCTGGGTCGTCGAAAGCTTCGCCGTCATGAGCTTCACCTGAGGTGTGAAACTCGAGCGCCTTCTGAATTGCCTCGTCCGCGTCCCGCTCGGTTTCTCCTGGCTCAAGTACAATCTTTACTTTGGCCATGGTTACTTCCCGATCTTATAGTATTCGATCTTAACGCGTTTTGGTTTATTCTGTTTGTTGGCTAATGATTTACGAATCGCCGCGTCCTTGATGGCCCGAGCCTTGGCAACTCCAGACGGCTTAGGCTTTGGTTCCCCTGGAACTTCAGCTTCTTCAGGCGAGATCAGGTTTGACTCGAGATCGCCTCCGTCATAAAACGGATCCCCTTCGTCACCGCCCTCTTCGCCTCCGGGCGCTCCGCCTTGAGCCGCAAGAGCGTCAGCTTGTTGCTGCTGAAGCTGCGCTTGCTGTTCTTCGGCCTTCTTAGAGAAGGTAGAATACCACGTCATGTACTCAGGCCCGAGAATTACGTCATCCATGCCCGGGAGTGGCGGGAGACCGTCTTCAGCGCGAATCTCATTGACAGTCTTTTTGAACTTACGTTCTTTCTCTTGGCGATCAACCGATTCCGCTTGGGTCTCAGCTGAAACTCCGCAAAACTTGATAATGAAGCGCTTATCAAATGCTTTGAGGATTTGCTCATTGATGTAGTTTTCAATGTGGCGCAAGAGCGGATACAGGCCCTTGTCTTTAGATTGGTCGAGCTTTTGCTTGGTGTTATCGCCACCAAGACTAGAGCCTCCGGAACCTTCTTCTTTGAAGCCGATGCCGATCTCTTGCGGATCAATCTGATAGATCGCGCAGATCATCTTGATGAGGTAACGCATCCAGCCTTCGAAGCCGATGTCGTTATGATTCTGAGTCAAAGGAATCCAGGCAACATCTTCCATGCCCGCGAAGATCGGAGTCTGGAACGAGTTGCGAGCGCCCTTGAGCATGTGTTGCCACTGCTGACGCACCGTCTCAAGTTTGCGGCGGTTGATAGCCGCTTTGATGTGGAGGATGCCTTTGGCCGAAAAACCTTGAGTGAAATAAGCTTGGTTGTAAAATTCAGCGTTCAGGTGCCCAGTGACGAGGGACACCACAAGCTCAAGCTCTGGGATGCCGTATCCGTTATTGTAAATATCGGTCGTGATATTACGGATGCCGAGCTTCAGTTCGTCTTCGGTGTATGCGCGCTCGATTTTGCCGCGGATGACTTGGACGTACTTGTACGCGTTTGCGTCAAGCAAGGGTTGCTGGAGGTCGAGAACTTTTTGTTTCTCCATCGCTTCGACTTTATTCTCTGGGTAGAGAATGTCGAGATTGATGAAGTTCTCAGCCATCTGTTTATAGTCTTTGAGGCGGTTCGAGGCGTACTTAACCGTAGCTCCGTCAATTGGAAACCAATGGTGAACGCGGCCTGCGCGGTCGGGCACGATCTCCGTGGCGTATTTATCATACGTCAACGAGTCTCGAGTCCAGGCGCGAAGCGCCGCATCAAAATTCCACTTCTTTGTTTCGAATGGACGATTTTCTACGATCCCGCAATTGAGGAGAAAGTCTTGCGCTTTCTTCTTAGCGTCTTTGAATTGCTGTTCTAGCTTTTCCTTAGCTTTCCGCTCAAGTTCAAAATTGTACTCTTCGACGTCATCGTCGTCTTTTGAAGCGGCGTTGGGGTCAGCGCTTCCAGCGTCTTCTTCTAATTTCAAATCCCCGTCTGCAGAGTCATTATCAGTGACAGCAGGTTCTGCGGCCGGATCGCCTTCAGCTTTGGTGAAATCGCTTGCTAGATCGTCTGAGGCTTCTGCCGCCATCGGGTCTTGGCCAGCTTCCATCGCACCTTCGGCGACAGCCATTTTCTCGGCCTGCATTTCCTCTTTGAGTTCTTCTTTGATCTTCTCGAGGAGAGCTTCTTCATCACGGAGGCAGATCATCCATCCGCGTTCTTTTTCGGACTTGACTAATTTAGAGTGATTGGAGACTTGGTTTTGACGAGTCTGAATGACAGCCGAAATAACCGAGTTCGACGTTGCCATCTGACGAAGGTGGCCATCCTGAAGGCGCCCTGGCTTCTCTTTCCAGCCCGAGGAGTAGACCTGATAACTCGGGTCTTCGGTAACAGCCTTGGAATAAAAGAAATCGTCTTCGAGATTTTGATTCATCGTCGAGCTCTTCGCTTTGACGATTTGAGCGTCGAGGATAGCCGAGCCTGCTTCGAGCATCTTGCTGAAAATCGAAGGCTTTTTGTTATCCTGATCCGACATGAATTCCTCTAAATCTCTTGCAATTTCAGCGCTTTAAGCGCCAAGTCAAACTTTCGAGTGGACACCACTACCTTAATTATATCAAGTTCCACTATCCAAAGTCGACTAGGGGTCCGTCATCATCTTCGAGCTCATCTGGATCTTCAAAATCCTCGCGCTTCTTGAGACGCCCGTCCACAGGGTCTATTCCATACAAAGCCGAGTTGTCCATGATATTGGCGGATAAATGTCCGCTCATCACAAGCATATCAGGACTTGGGGCTGAGAAGGCGACCCCATTTACGTCTGACTTAACTCCGTGAGTTTTGACTGCGGCGACGGCCTCGAATTCGAAAGCCCCCGTAGTTTGGCCCTCGGTCGCCAAGAACGCGGCAACCGCGAGTGAGTCAGCAAAATCGTCGTGTCCGCCCGCGGGGTGACCAATGCGGATGGTGCCCGTCGCAGATTGCTCCACGATGAGCTCTTTGACTTCCTTGATCTGTTGCTCGTGATCAAGCAAATCGATTTGCTGAGAATGGACCAACTTCTTCAAGTTGAAGTAGATCTTCTTCTTAAAAGTCGGAGTGAACGTGTTCTCTTTTAGTTCTACGCCGTACTGATCGAAGATCTCTTTGAGGGGTTGGAAGGCGTATTGGTCAGCCGCCACATGGTCGACAGGGAAGTTCTTGATGATGTTCTTGATATACTGCGCGACCGTGTGAGCTTTGACTGGATCCTTTCGGGTCCCTTCCCAGCCCATGACGACGTGCTGAGTCACACGGTTTTCACGACAACTGACGAGAGTGAAGGTGAATCGGTCCGCTTTAAAAGCGGCATCGATCGCTGCGTAGTACTTGGCTTCTTTGGTGTCTAGGGGCGGAAGGAATTTGATTCCTTCTTGACGCGACAAATCGACCAACTCGGGCGACATGAAATTCGACAACGAATCAGCAAAGTTGGAACGGTACTCAGTATCGAACCCGTCTTGATCGTAGAGCCACTCTTCTACGAATTCTTCTTTAGGGAGGATGGTGTTCATCATCCAAGACGGAGCCTTGAAGACAGCATAAGAAGGCGGAAGTTTGCCATCCCGATCCATCTTGTATTCGTTGTACAAGACGCCCTGCTTAATTCCAGGCGAAGAGAGCTTGATCAGCATGGCATGCTTGCCGAACTGTTTCATGGCCGGACGAACGGCTTTCATGATCTTGACATCAGTCTCTTTCATGGACTCGTCAAGGTTCCAATATGCAATTTCGTCGCAAAGAATCGCGCAAGCTGCGATACCGCGAGTCGTCTTAGAAGAAGCAGCACCCACTTTGATTTGGACGCGGGAATATTCGATTAAGCCATCCACAACCCAAGGCACGATCAGGTTCATGGCCGAGGACGTTTGCTTCGCGTCCACATTGATGAGGCGCGAAAGGACTGGCGAAGCTTCAATTAGACCCTTGATGACCTCGAGAACTTCGTCAGAGAACTCTCGAGAGTGGGACATGATGAGGACCGTGGCGAAGGGGGTCTTCTTGAGGAATGGTTTCCAATTCGTTGAGATCGCGCAATAGATTGCAATGATGGCCGAGAGCAAAGTCTTACCAGAACGTCGACCGCAGATCAGATCGATCTTGTTGACTTTGATGTCCGCGATCTTAGCCGGATCGTACTTTTTATCCGTCAAAAACTCGTAGATCTCGACTTCAGTCATCATCGACGGAATGATGATGAATTGACCTTCTACGTCGGCCGCCTCAATCTGGACTTCTTTTTTAGTCTCAGAATCGAGTTCCTTTTGGAAGACCACCTTCAATATGACTTCTTGGGCCGGAGATGGCTCCAAGTTCATGAAGCCGCCAGCGCGAACGAAGTTCTCGATCGGGTCTTCTTTGATGCGTTCGATGATTTTGTGGAACAAAGCGGCGAACTGCTTTGCCGACAATTTGGAGACTTCCATTAGACTCTCTTCTTAAAGAGCCCGTCGAACTCGTCCATTTCGATCACGTTGTCGCCCGCAGCTTCACCCTTGGGCTTGCCGTTGATGATATCGTCGAGCTCGGTCATGAGCTTCTTGAGGCCGTCTGAAAGAGTGACGGATTCTTTGATCTGGGCAATCTCGCGCGACACGTTCGGCACGTGGATTTGCATCGGGATGCCGTCCGTGTCTTTCAGGATCTCACCCGAGACCGGGTGCCGCTTGCAGAAGTCACCGTGCCGACCGAAATAGGCCATGAAGTCTTCCAGCTGTTTTTCAAGCTGGGTGAGGCGCATTTTCTTGAAGTTAAGTTCAAGATCGAGCAATCTTTGGGCCTGATTTACTTGCTCATTTTGAATTTTAGACACGCCTTCGCGGACGTAGGCCTTACGGAGCTCAGGCAGCTTCGCGTCGTCAACTATTTTTTGGACTGCACTTTCTGTTAGAAAGTAACGCTCAGCGAGTTGCTGAACCGTGAGCCCTTCTGCAATATACGCGCTCTTAAGCACGTCTAGAGTAACTGGGCGCCGCGCCTTGCCCGTCTCGGGAGCGGGAACTAATTTGAAAGACTTATCCTTGTCTCTTTGGTCGTCCATACTGACTCCTGTCCCTGGAATTATACCAGGTCGGAGAAAGTACAGTCAAGTTACCGAATCAACTTGGCCAAGTGCACGCCGACGTCTTTGAGGTAAACTTGACGTTTTGAGGGGGTGAATGAGTGATAGCACGACCACTCATTGCCGATCTTCACGTCGAGTTTCTTGCGTGCGCCAGAACAAACCTTGATCTTCTGGGCCAAGATCTTGGTATGCCAGTACGCTTGGTAATCGATGTCGGTCTGAAGACGGACCACATCGATCCCCAAATACGCGATCGTAGCCACGTGAATCTGGAAAACGCCCACATCGGTGATGCCGCGGACGAGTTTGCCAGTCTTCGTCATGACAGCTCCCTCGCGGTTCTTGTTGACAAAGGCCGTCTCTTGCATGGCGATTGCGACTGAAAACAGCGGGTCGGTTCCAAACATCTTGGAATACTTAGCGATCGAATTGGACAACTGCATGGCGAGGGTCTTGTCGACCTTCGGATTGAGCTTCACGATCTCAGCGTAAATAGGATTTTTCTTAAGTTTGAGCGGGACCGCTTCCATCGGTTGGGCCAGGTTTGGAATCAGAAGGGCCATTAGTAACGCTAGGTGCTTTTTCATTGCTCTCTCCCTTAAGTACAGTCTTCACCTTGTCAAGTGCCAAGTCGAAGATTTTACGATCGGTCGTCACTCTGAATTTAAAGTTCGGGAGCATTTGTTGCACCCGATCAGTCACCCCGGCTACAATTTGCTTTTCAAAAAACCGTTTC